GGTTGCCAATGCTTCAGATTGAAACATCTCAACAGGCAAGACAAGCAGGTGCTGCAGTTGAATCTTTCAGAAATGAAGTTGTGAGATCTAATGCACAAAATCAACAACTTTATCTTGATTATATTGAGGAACAAAAGAAAACTTCTGGAGTTCTTCCCGCAAGTGTAACTCCATTAGAAACCCCAATAAATATGATTACCCCTGGAGAAGAAGAGGAGCAAAGTAATGACTGTGAATAGAATGGCTTATTTTCCTGGAGATAAAAGTCTTATGGTTGGAGAAGAAACTATTTTTGATGTTGAAATAGATTGGATCCCTGATAATATTCATTGCGTTCAATGGTATGGTGAAGAGTATGGTGGAGAATTAGAATTTAAACCTGAAGGTGGTCCATTTGGTCCAAAACCATTTAATGAAAGATTTACTGAACTGGGTCAATGGCAAGGGATAGTAGATATTTTTTATGAAGAAAAGCAAAGAAGAATTGATGCTGATATTGCTGCAGCAGAGGCAGCAGAAGCAGCAAGAGATTATTGGGCAGAACTGAGAGCAATTAGGGATGAACTTCTTTTGAGATGTGATTGGACCCAACTTTCAGATGTTTCTTTAACAGAAGAACAGAAAACTGCATGGTCTGTTTATAGACAACAACTCAGAGATCTTCCTGATGTTATCACAGATCCAAAACCAATGGTTGTTGCTTTTTATAATGGAGAAATCCATCCAGATTGGCCTGTTAAACCACAATAATACATAGGAGAAAATTATGAGAATTGGTAATTATGAAATTAAACCTGGAGTAGATCTTAGTGGAGTTGATTTAAGTCATCAAGATCTACAATATGTAAATCTTCAAGGTGCAAATTTGCAAAATGCAAATCTTGAAGGATGTAATCTAAAAGGTTCTAATTTAAGATATGCTAAATTAGAAAATGCTAATCTTGTAAATGCAAATCTTGATAAGACTGATTTAGAAGGTGCAAATCTACAAAATGCTAGACTTGAGAATGCTTCATTTAAAGGTATGATGTCTTCTCATGAAACTAACTTCTTGGGAACAGTATTTGATCCTAATACCTCTTCTTCTACAAATCATAATACTAGAGATTTAGAACTGGAAGTTCAGGAACTCAGGAAGTATAAAGAGTTATATGAAGAAATTAAGTCTAAAATGATCCTTTAATACTTAAAGATACAACTAATCTTGAAACCTGACAGAGTGATCCTACTCATGATTTCACTTCTTGTCAACTTGACATTTTGATGCAGTGCTTATAGTATAAATAACTAAAAACTAGAAGTTATGACAGTAGAATCTCCACAAATTGATATTAAATGGACTATTACAGACTTGGAACGTAAAACTTCCGATGGATATGTCTATAGAGCATTTTGGAAAATTATTGCTACATATGAAAATACTGAAACAGGAATTCATGGATCCGTTGAATTTCCCAGAACAGCAGATTTTATTCCATTTGAAGATTTGACTGAAGATATAATAGTCTCTTGGACTAAAAATCAATTAGGACCTAGATCTGTAAATAGTTTAGAAGAAACAGTCGTTCATGAATTAGAACTTAAAATTTCTCCTATTACTTTTTCTACAGGACTTCCTTGGGCAACTCCAGTAGATGAAGAAACTCCAGTAATTGAAGAAACTGTTGAAGAAACTGTTGAAGAAACTGTTGAAGAAACTCCATAAGACAGTTGACATAGTGGCACAGTAGGGGGTCTTTGGACCCCTTTTTTCTGTTATGATGAACGGAGTTCAAAAGCACACCAGATGTCTGTCAATCTAGAAGTCAAGGGTTCTCTTGCCAAATGTCTGGCAACCGAGAACTTGATTATCGAGCACAAGAAAGTTCCGACTGCTATGTTTGATGTAGACCGTCGTGTACTGACACTTCCTAACTGGGATAAAGCATCTGCAACTGTCTATGACCTTCTGGTTGGACACGAGGTAGGACACGCACTCTTTACCGATAATATTGACTGGACTGTAGACTATCCTGAAGTTCCTAAAGACTTTGTGAATGTTCTTGAGGATGTTCGTGTAGAACGTCTAATGAAGAAAAAGTATCCTGGTCTTTCTCGGACTTTCTACAATGGTTACAATGAACTGAATGCCGATGACTTCTTTTCAACCAAGGAAGAGAACCTGGATGAACTGACTTTCATTGACAGAATCAATCTGTATTATAAGATTGGCGCATTTCATAACATTGCCTTCAATGATGAGGAGAATGAGTTTCTGACTCGTGCTACTCTGACCGAAACGTTTGATGAAGTGCTGCAACTTGCTCGTGAAATCACCGAGTTTGTTCAGTACAAACGTAAAAAGGTATCCAATATGCCTACTCAAGGTGGTGGGGAAGAAATGTCTGGTCCTGGTGGTGAAGAAGTAGAAGGTCCGCAGAGTTCTTCTTCCGAAAATGGAGAGAACCAAAACGGACAGAACCAAAGTAATCTTCAGCAAGATTCACAGGGTCAATCACAAACTGAAGGTGAATCCTTCGGTGATGATATGAATAAGTCTATGGAAGCACCGAATGGTGGTGGTTTCGGTCAGGAAGCAAGCAATAAGCACGAGAAAACTAATCGTGATGAGATGACTTCCAAGACTTCTCGTTCCTTTGATGAAAAGTCTCAAGACCTTGTGGATAAGTATGCCCAAGAGACTAACTATGTGGAACTTCCCAAGATGAATCTTGAGACAATGGTAATTCCCAATGAATTCATTCATAGTAAGGCAAAGTATTTCTACGAGAATAGTGGAACTTATTATGCAGAAACCTTCAAGGTTGCTTGTCAGGAATATAATACCTACAAGAAGTCTGCAGAGAAGGAAGTTTCTTATCTGGTAAAAGAGTTTGAGTGCAAGAAGTCTGCAGATCAATATGCTCGTTCTAGCACTGCTCGCACTGGTATTCTAGATACTGCTAAACTTCATACTTATAAGTTCAACGAAGACCTGTTTAAGAAGGTTTCTGTGGTCCCTGATGGTAAGAATCACGGTCTCATCTTCATTCTTGACTGGTCTGGTTCAATGAGTGAGTTTATTCTGGATGCTTACAAGCAACTGTTGAACCTGATTTGGTTCTGCCGTAAGGTGAATATTCCCTTCGAAGTGTATGCCTTCACTCTGGATGCACACGCATATATGGAACTGCAACCGAATCATCCTCCTGTTTATGATAAAGTTCCTGATGTGATTGCTCCTGAGCAATCATTCCGTCTGATGAACTTCTTCACCAGCAAAACTAACAATCGTGTTCTTGAAGAACAACTTAAGAATATCTGGTGTGCTTGCTGGTCATATCAGAAACGCAGTGGTGCTGTTCCTCCTCACCTGGACCTTTCGGGTTCTCCTATTGGGGAAAGTCTGATCTCACTTCACTCTCTGATCCCCGATTTTCAGGCAAAGAATAAACTACAGAAGGTGAATGTTATCTTCCTGACTGATGGTGAGGGATACCAGAATTCCGTGACGGTTGCACGTAAGGGTCGTTATCCAGATTCTCCTGATTACGTTGGAAACACAAAGCATCATCGCACTGCTATTCGTGATAGGAAGACTGGTCGTGTCTATTCTTCTCTGGATTATGATAACTTCCCTCGTTATGCCAAAGTTCTCCTGCAAACGGTGAAAGATAGGTTCCCGACTGTGAATGTGATTAACTTTCGTATCACTCCTAGTCGTGATTTCTCAATGTGTCATCGTTGGTATGGAACTGGTGTAGAGAACTACGAAAAAGTCAAGGGAGAGTTTCGCAAGCAAGGTTGTGTTCAATTCCAAGACACTGGATTTGACCAATTCAATGTGATTGCTGCTAACTCTCTCGCACAAGATGAGGAGTTTTCTGTTCCTGAGAATGCTACCAAAGCACAAATCAAAACTGCTTTTAGTAAAGTTCTTGGTAAGAAAAAGACTAACAAGAAACTTCTTAGTAACTTTATTTCTATGGTTGCCTGACCACCTGGGGGAGTATTTATTACTCTCCTTTTATAAATAACTAAAAAGTAATTGTAAGAATGGACGTACAAACACTTCGCAATCTTCAAGAAGCATATATGGAAGTTGTTATGGGGGAAGGAAAAGTTCCTTGGAATGACCCAGATAGACCTTTGCAAAGTGGGCATACCCCAGCAGAAAAAAATAGAGCTAAGAGACAAAGAACAGGTGTAGAAGACCCAAATACTCCTCAATATAAAATAAGTGATAAAAATATGTCTAGATATGGATCAATGAAGGAAGTAGATGATACCGAAACGTCTAAAGCACCAAAACAAAAGAAAACAATTTTTGGTAAAAAGAAACCGTTAGAACACGAAACTCCTCCCCATGAATTCAAAAAAGATAGAATATTAAATCCAGAAAGAACTGATAATGAATATGGTATGAATAAATCCGCTAGAGCTAGTGGCAAAAGTCAAGGTAATGCTACTAAAGGTCAGGCAAGAAGGGCAGTAGGAAATGCTTTTAAAAGTCTTAGAGATGGAAATGCTAATATTTTTCCAACTCCAATAGACCAAACAGATGCAAGAAGAAGAACTTCTAGCAAATGGGGAGGACCAAATCCTAGAGGATCTTCTCCACGTAATCCAATTGTTAGAAAAACACGCAAAGAACAAGTAGACCTCTACGACATCATCCTCTCGCACCTTTTAGGCGAAGGATATGCTGATACACCAGAATCAGCAGAAGTAATTATGGTAAATATGAGTGAAGAGTGGAGAGATTCAATTCTAGGGTGAGGACCACTTCCCAAACCGTCCAAAGGTGCCCCTGAGGCACCTTTTTTCGTGCTATGATTACGGAGTAATCAACCAAACCGATGCCTCGCAAATCTAACATTATGTCCGACCAAGCAATCTCCATCTTGAAAGAAAAGTTTGGCACCGAGTTTGGTGCTGATGCAGTAAAAGAAGTTGCAACAGAACTAGGCACTTCGTATGCGACCCTTTCCAAATATCTAAATCAATATAAGGTAGGTCGTGGTAAATGGAATCTGGAGGCAACCGTGCAAGAACTTGAAGAAACTTACAACTCCCCTGCTGTAGAGGGAACTGATACGGTTCCTGGTGTGGCAACTATGAATTCTGTCGTGCAAAATCTTATTCCCAAGAAAGATGCTACCTTCGTCAGCTTTGGTAATTTTTCGGATATTAAAAAAGTTATTCAGTCTGGTCTATTCTATCCTGCTTTCATCACTGGTCTTTCTGGTAATGGAAAAACTTTCGGTGTGGAACAGTCTTGTGCCCAACTTGGTCGTGAACTGATTCGTGTCAACATCACGATTGAGACTGATGAGGATGACCTGATTGGTGGTTTCCGACTGGTGAACGGTGAAACTGTCTGGCACAACGGTCCTGTGGTGGAAGCAATGGAACGTGGGGCAATCCTTCTGCTGGATGAGGTTGACCTTGCTTCCAACAAGATTATGTGTCTTCAGTCTGTGCTTGAGGGTAAGGGTGTGTTCCTCAAGAAAATTGGTAAGCACGTTGTTCCCAAGGCAGGTTTCAATGTGATTGCGACTGCAAACACCAAGGGTAAGGGTTCTGATGATGGTCGTTTCATCGGCACCAATGTTCTCAACGAGGCATTCCTGGAACGATTCCCTATCACCTTCGAACAGGAATATCCTACTGTCAGTGTTGAGACTAAAATCTTGACTAAGGTTGCAGAATCACTTAGTATTCCTATGATTGGTGAGCATACTGATTTTATCAAGCACCTTTGCACCTGGTCTGAGATTATTCGTAAGACCTTCAACGATGGTGGTATTGATGAAGTCATCAGCACTCGTCGTCTGGTTCATATCATCAAGGCATATTCTATCTTCGGTAAGAAGGACAAAGCAATCAAGGTTTGCCTGAATCGTTTTGATGATGAAACCAAAGCAACCTTTGTTGAGTTGTATGACAAGATTGATGCTGAATTTAAGCAAACCGAAACGCAGGAGTTGGGGTGATCCCCCTTCCTGTCTATATAAAAACATACCAACACTTCACTGTATTCTTATGAGCACAACTTTTCTGGAAAAGGATGCCGATTCAATTTATGAGGATTTGGAAGAAACTCCAAATGAGGAATATGAAGATGAATATCGTGAAGATAGAATGGATCAGATGATTTCTAGATATGGTTATTGAGGGGAAATCAATGATTCAAAATATAGAAGAATTGATGCTTCTTGAGCATCACCAAGAACTCAAGCAATTTGCTGAATACCTTGGAGTTGATTATGAAGATTACCTAGAATTTCTACATCCAGATGTTGATTTTGATGATATTTCAAGGTAAATTATATGAGTGATGAGTTTGGTTGGATTAGTAAAAATATGGAATGGGCAATCGTTCCATATGGTAAAAAATTTATGTCGATTTACAAAGGACAGCAAATTTCGGTTCATACCACAATGGATACTGCAAAAAAATTTGTTAATCGGGAGATAAAGAAACGATGACAATCGAAAAAATCGAATCAATTCATCAAGACAATGATGGGGTTGTTTATGTCTCTGCTGTGATTGATGAGGTTTTATTGATGTACTCACAGACTTTATACGATCCTCCTGAATATGGACCTGGACTATGTGAAGCATCTTTTACTTTGAGTGAAGAAGAATATCTGCCAGACAATGAATATGAACTTATTCAATTTCTGGAGGATCTGGATCTAGATTGGACTCTGGTTGACTGTAGTGATGATTATTATTGCGATTAATTTTCAACTCTTTTTACTCTCCTAACAAAGAAATGAACTACAACAGAAACAAAGCAATAGACCTCATGGTAGAGGACTTGCATACGGTACATCACGAAATAAGATGTAGGGCAAAGGGTCAAGGTTGTGAGGGTGAGTTGGACATTATTAAGCAGCAATTGTTAGATTATCTAACATTCTTAAGAAAAACGCCATGATTTATTACTACAGTCTCTTCACAGTATTTGCTATCATTATTACAATGATGATAATAGATGCAAATGTATCAGATTACATTTATCTGATTAGTAAATCTATTGGTACTAAATTCAAGAGACTTTATTGGATGATGAGGTTTCATCCATTTATATTTTCAAATCCACTAGGACAATGGTGGATGATGAGAAAACATATGAAGACAGCAGAAGAACTGTCAAAGCAACTTTCCAAATCCAATGAAGATGAATTAAAATGAAAAAGGATGACAAGCAAGAGTTTCCATACGAACAATTTCCAGTAAAGGTCATTCATAAAGATGGAAAGGAACTAAAGGATAAGAAGACTTGTTATTTCCAAAATCAAAATCACGCAGAAAAATATATCACTAGGTGCAAGTTCACGACTAAAGATTATGAAATTTTTATCAAACCTGGAACTAATGTGGAGACTGTGGGCAAAAGCACTCGGAGAAAAAGCACATCCAACAAATCATCTAGCAGATCGAATCGCAGTAATTAGAACAATTATCTTTACTACATATCTTGTGACAAACTGCTTTATCGTGGCAGGTGTAATTCGTCATTGGAATGATAGGGAAATTAAAGTTGAGGTGGAAATTTATGAAAATTCAAACTATTCGGAAAAGTTATACTCAAAAGGATGGGACGGTATGGAAGTGGGTAGAACCTCCAGAATTGAGGGAGTTTATTCTTCAGGTACAGTCAAAAACAAAACAGGAGAGTTTGAATGAATCCTGAATGGATTGATGACACATTTTATATTAAAGAGCAAAGATGGGGAACTTGGGTATCTTATGATAAAGAGGACAAATCAATTATCACATCTCTCACTAAAGAGCAATGTATTTCAGCAACCCGTTTTTATCTTAAGGGACGGCAGGAAGGTTTCACTGAATCCCAAACTTATGAAGGCGTAGTAGGTGGAAAACTCTAGACCATATCATGTATTTGATTATACAACTCCTTGGTTTGAGTGGTTGTCTTATTTGGAATGTTGTGCTAGTCTAGATGTTGAACCATCTTATGGTAGATGGTTAAGATACAATTCTTACTTTAATCTTTATGGAGTAAAGAAATGAGCAGAACTTACAGGAATACTACTGGTATGCATAGATATGCATATCGTTATCCAAAAACTGAAAATGAGCGTAAGCAACTGGATGGAGTTCTTCATGATTGTGAACTCTTTGAATTCCCAATCTCAAAAGTAAATCATATGAGATCTAGGGAGAATAATCTTCCTTCTTGTTGGGATGATAAAGTTGTCAGTGC